GTGACAATGTTTGCACCATGACCCAGAGCCGGTCCAATGATGGCCTCTGCCACCCAAGTGACGGCACCTGGAATGATGATAACCTGTGCCCACGTGTAACCGGTTCCGGCAGCTGTGACAGCAATGGTGTTGACTGTGTGATCCGTTCCATCGAGAGTCACAGATGCTTCAGCTCCGGTACCATCACCAACGATTACAGCAACTGCCCCGTTGGTGTAGGCTGCGCCGGCATTGGTGATTGTGACTGCGCTAATTGCTCCCGCAGAAACGGTGGCGGAAGCCAAGCAGCCCCCATCAACAGCAGTACCATCATAGACAAACGCCCAAGTGTTCGGGCCATAACCTGCTCCAGGAGTGGTGGTGAAAATGTGTTGTGCCGAGCCTGCGTTCAATGTGACTGATACCACACCTGCAGTGGTTGGCGTGACCGAGCCTGCTGATCCGTTGTAAGAAACAACCTTGGTGGCCACAGTGCTGATGGTACCTGTTCCCACGGTCGTATACGGATACACGAATGAAGAGAGTTCACCCGGTTCGGCTCCCAACTGCACGTCGTACTGAGCCGAACCGGATGCCGTGGATACCTGAATCGGAATGTATTGCGTTGTTCCGAAGGTAGTGATATCAATCGAATTGGCAGTGCCCATGTACTTCCAGACATAACCATCAGCCGTACTGAAAGGAGTCACAGATTGACCTGATGGGGAGACAGTGGATTCGGCTCCCAGGTTGTTGTCAAGGCACTTGTAAATGTCGCCCGTTGCAATCGAAACATAACCGTTTGGATCACCATCAACACCCGAGTAGGAGGCATAGACGGTTCCGGTTGCCCAACTGTTGGTCTTGAGACCCAAACGCGCATCAGCCTGAGTCATTTGGAGCAAACAGATGCTCTGTTGTGTTACAGATTCGAGTCCTGCATCAGACGTATCTTCAGCTGGAGGAGCGCTATCATTTGGCCAAGCAGTAGGCTGTCCAATTCCGATGTAGAGATTGCTGTTGATGGCACTGGAGCTCTGTGCATTGCGCAGATACAACCACACGCAAGTACCATCAGCCACTAGTCCAGTTGACTGCGGACCTGACGTTCCAGATACACCTGCTTGAGTACAAGCATAGATGTTTCCGGCGTTTGTGGCCTGGGCTCCCACCGAATACTGAGTGGACGCTTTCCACGACGGCGGATTCACATTCTGAAGAGCATCCATGATGCTCTGAATGATGAAGGGCTTGACCTTAGTGGTTAGAGTTGCCATGTAATTCCTCAGAGTCCTTCGGTGTTGTCGATATCAGTACCGTTTTCATCATCTTGTGAAGTTCCTGATGAATACATGCCTGATGACTGCCAGACGATTTCAACACGATCAGCTGTCACAAGTGCAGCCTGTGTTCCAATCTGATCGATGTTGACAACCAGATTGTTTGGGGCCACCTGACTCAGAATCGAGAAATCAGATAGCGCATACGTAACTGTGGTGCTGTAATCAATGATGACGATTGGTTGAACAAGTGCAAAACCAGCCGTCGGTGTGAGTGTTGTGGCTCCGGATCCTTCGATGGTCACGCAGAAGGTCTTTACGAATCCCGCCGGATGCAACAAGTCGTTGACCACGTCCTGATACAACGACGGATTGATCGGAGAAAGAAGCCTATACGAGAATGTTTGATATTTATACGAATCTTGTACAACCGTATTGTATCCGACGAATCCTTTCTGATCCACCCATGCATTCGTGGTGAATCGAGTTCCCATCGTCACACTGAACGTGGCGCCTGATCCTGTGCTGGAAATGACCCGCACAGTCAGATCAGATGTGTTCGTGAAACCAAGATACGGAACGATCGTTCGCACCGAACTGATTTGTCCAATTTGCGTGGAGTTCGGTTGAATATCTGCAACACAGGCTGCAGTGGTCGTCTGATTGACTCGAAGCGATGGCAACGTGTTGTAGTTGTATCCCTCAGTATCGATCTGAACAGCGGTGATAGAGCCCAGATCGTCTACTGCAGTAACGTAACCTGAGAAGCCTGATCCGAAGGTTCCTGTGTTGGCTGTGATATTAGCTCCAACACTGTATCCGCAGCCGCCATCGACAACCGAAAGACCGGTGATGCCGCCCTTGGTCACGTAATCAACATTCATGCGACCGGTGATCAAGGTTCCATCGACAATCACCTTGTCATCGATAGCATAACCGGATCCAGCAGATACTACTTCAAGAACGGCGATTGGGAGAATCGGTTCGTTGATAGTGGTTCCGTTGACATTGATAGTGATCAGGTCATTCGAGAGAAACTCTTGTAATGGCTTCAGGATCTGGATCTGAAGGTAGTAACCTCCGTTGTATCCGATGACCTGAATATCTTGGATCGATGCCACGACACCCGAATTCGATCCTGTGGCTGTACCACCGTAGGACGCGATGTTATCGACAATGAACTGATAGGCAGTCGTTCCGTACCAGACATCGGTCTTGGTGTAGATGTAATCCGTTTCACCGTACGATGCAGACGACAGCCACAGCATACGATCTCGAGGGTAATCTACCGAACAGTTGACTCCAAAGAGTAACTGAAACAGCATGTTGAATGATTGAGCCGATCCGCGAGACAGCATGAAATCTCGCAGGAAGAACAGAAGCGTCGACTTTGGAACCGTGATCGGTCGCTGCAAGTACATGCCACAGTCAGCCAGGATCTTGTCGATGTAGGGATCGACATTGTTCGATGGCTCCATGTTGTGACGCCACGATTCAAGGATACCCAAGAATCCTTCGTCACGTTCCAGGAACTGAATGTAATCCGTCAGGAACTGCACGTAATCAGGATACTGGTCCTGAATGTATTGCGGAATCCTGTTAAGGATGACTGGACTGATGAAATCGGTCATGAAGTCAGTGCCTTGAGCGTGCAGGTTGTGTTGACGATACGAACGATGTTGTTCTGGCTGGTCTGAATGTCAGGAATGGCCGGTTCGGCATTGATGATCAGCTGACCCGTGTTACCTGTGTATCCGGTGACCGTTGCATAGGTCGGGAGCGTGTAAGAGACCAGACCTGTGGTGTAATTCACCGAACCTGATGGGGAACTCAACAGTTTGGTGGTTCCATTCATCAACCACAGATTGCCCTGACCATCATCTGAAAGAGTCAGATTGGTGTAGGTGCTGTAACTGATGGCAGATGACACAACACTGTAAGGAACCAGAGGATTCGAGAAGTAGGTCTGATTCGTTCCAGAACTCTTGTAGAGAACGGTCTGAGTCATCCAGAGCAACTTGGTTGAATACAGTGTCGTGATCTCAGGCTCATCTTCGGTCAAGTAGTTGAGGAAGTTGATATCCGAGAGGATCGTGTTGTAGTGATTCAGTGTGTTGGTGTTGTAGGTTGCTGCGTCAGCAATCAAACGAGATTCGATAGTGGTGAGACCATCGGAGGTCAAACGAAGATCCACGCTTCCGTAGAGGTTGATACTCACGTTGATGAAGTTTGGATCCACCCAGTTGACATTCATGCCCACGATGCCGTAAGGCTGCATGATATCGGCCTGCAACTGAGCCTTCAGAGACGCCGTAAGCGCGTCCGAATACTTCGGCTTGACAGAGACGAAGATAGATCCGTAGGTCTTGATGATGTTGTCTTCACCACCCCAGACGCTCAGACTGTCGATGTTTGGATACTTCTCGAGGATGACACTCTGATAGTCAGATGTCGTGACCAAGCGATTCTGTCGACGGTACGCATTCGGGATGTTGAATTGCAGTTCGGTCAGTGTCTCGGCAGCTTCACCACCCGACGACGGATTCGGGGCAGTTACACTGTAAGCAGCTCCAACATACGTTCCAGCCAAAGGTGTGGCATTGAACGTGAAGGTCGTGGCTCCGTTGCCTGTAACACCGTTTGATGAGACCCAGGTGACGGTGACGGTGTCTTGGTTCTGTGGCTGTACTCCGAAGATGTTGTTTCCGAAGAAGACCTGATAGTAACCCTGCGTGGCGGTTGTGGTGTAGAAGACCTGCGAGGTGGCTCCAACCGTAAACAGATCAGATACCGGAACGAAGTAGATGGTATCTGCGCCGTTCGATACCTGCACACGAATGGTGGACGAATCGATGTTTGGATCTGGGAGAACAAACGTCTGATTGTTGAGCGTGTTGTCGACCGTGAACTTGTAGGACTGCGGAGATCCTTCGTAGACGAATACAGGATTTGACGTGTAGGTGACGGTCGAACCATTCACCACACGGTTGACGATGACCACATCATCCAAGACGTTGAATGTGCGCTGATCCTGCGTATTGTTGTTCGACGTCATGGTCGAACCGGCTGGAATCAGGATCGTCTGATTGGATGGGTCGTTTGCCAGAGGAATGGTAACCACAATCGTTACTTCAGCCGATGCTGAAGTCGTGGATCGTGGAGTGTAACCTTGCGACTTGGCCTTGGCCCACAGTGCCTGAATGGTGTGTGCTGAATCCGTGAACGATTCGTCCAGCAACATCTTGACATAGAAGCCGATGTAACTGGTGTTGTAGCTCAGGAAGTTGATCAGGCTGCTGATGCCAGCGCCCGCAAAGTTGTAGTCCTTCCAGTATGGATTGCCCGCGAACCAATTCTGAAGATTGGTTGCGATGGTTGGTTGATCCAAGCTGTCAATAGGGAAGTTGTTATTGGCCATCAGTGGATCCTTGCCACGTAGAAGGTAGTTTCGACGCTTGTGGCCCCGATAGCCACGATGTTGAATACGATGGTGACATTGTAACCTTCACCATCTGATGTAGGTGTAACGGTAGAACTGACCAAGTTGGCTCGCGGCTCATACTTCTTGAACACGAAGTTGATTCGAGTCTGAATAGCCGAAGCCACTACATTAGAAACCGGTTCAAACAGAAGATCTTTGATCGAAGGACCGATGGTCGCATTGAATGGAATGTCGTAGTTGTCCATATCGAAGATGGACCGAATACTACGAACCACAGCTGCGGTGTTGGTCTTCGGAACCAGATCACCAGTCAAAGGATGAGGCTTGAACGTGAGGTCCAAATCTGAATAGACGATGATTTCAGATGTAGAAGTCAACTCAACCTCCGATGAAAACAGTGTTAGCGCCGGTCATGCAGAATGAACCGCAATTCAACGGATCGCCAACACGCATAGCTGGAGCTCCGTTGATATTCACAGTAGATGTTCCCGCACCGGTTCCAGGGTGCGCTTCACCTTCACAACCGTGGATCGACCACATGTGTGAAGCGTTCACGGCGCCGCGCTTCTCGATGAAAACATTCGTGGAGCATTCAACCACAGGTCGCGGCGGGTGACAATCGTGACCCGTGCAGATATCTTGTATGCGAACCGCTTGTGGCATCTTGTCATACTCCTATTCGGTTCTATTTATTCAGGGCATCCAGCCGGTGGGGTCACGCAGAATTTCTGCTGAGTCATGTTGAAAAGCAGGGTCTGCAAACAGTAGAGAGTCTCAGTGACTTCAACGATCGTTTCTTTGAATGGCGGCGAGTTGTCGATAACCGGACACGGGCACAGCGATGTTGGAAGTGGATCAGAGAAGACCACCGGGGTTGCTGTCACACAAGGTGTGCAATCAACGGTATCAGGAAGTTGGGTGGAAGACAATGGTCACCTCCATGTTGTCACCGTGTTCAGGTTGCGTGAACAGCGGATTCTCTTGGTTGATGATCGTTCCCCACTCGAGGAACAGTGTATCAAGATCGTTCGGGCCTCGCTGATTTAGAGTCACTTCAGGAGTCTGCGTTGGAATCACAACCGATGTGGCAGTGACAGTGGTTCCCTCAGGCACATCGCATGTCGGGCACAGAGCCGGAATAGTTTCGAAAGTCGGAAGAGGCGTGACTGTATCGCACGGCTCGCATTGACTCGGGAGAGGAGCTGGAACATTGATCTTGGCGATAGTGACCGTCTTGACCTTCGGTTGATTCAAGAAGTTGTTTCGATCCAGATCCCAATCGTTGTAGATACGAATACAGAACCACTGATACGCAATCACATCAGGATAGTTTTCAAGCCAGCACTTCACTTGAAAACGCCACTGACGACCAACAGGTTCCGTAGACCCTCCAGCATTGTAGAACCAGTTGACAGCCGGGCTGTATGGATTCTGATCGTCGATACAGTCGAGGTTTGGGAATGTTCCTTCCAAGATACCGTTCTGAATCAACGTGATTCCAGGGGGGAGTTCACCGTCGACGACCTCAAACCAGATCGGTTGATTACAGGCCACCGGTGTTGGCGGAGGCGTGTAAAGCTGCCAACTCATGGAATCACCCATCGATCCGATAGCAATCATCGATGCCACCGTCGGGAAGCCCTGGAACTGACCCACGATGGTTCCTGTGTATCCAGCTGCATTCTGCGAACTGATGCAGAAGATATACATGCCGGATCCAAAGTCTTTCTGGAACGAGCTGTTGGCCGTCACTAGATTGACTGAACCAATACTGGTTGCCACACTGTTTGCATACGAGTAGATGGTGAGCAACAGATTGACCGGTGCTCCTGCACCCGCAGATGATTGACCTGACAAACTGAATGTGGCAGTCTGTGTGGAGGATGAATCCAGCAACAGAACACATGGAGATACTTGTGTCAACGAAACCGGCGTTGCTGTGTTTGGATAGATCTGCGGCTGATTGAGAAGCTGTCCGTTTGCAATCAGCGTTTGAATGGTCTGAATACACGATGCCATGATTAGAAGCACTCAGCCTGAATCTGATGGTAGTATGGTTTCAATTCGATATTCGCAGTTGGTGGTGCCCCAAACGGGTTGGTGATCTGTGATGCATCTTCATCGACGTATTCATTCTGCAAGCAACCCACTTCCATGAATTGGACTGTGTAATCGGTCTGAATGGTCGGAACAGTCATTGTGGCACCATCGTACCACTGGACCTGCATCGGGGCGAAGGCCACCGTCAGGAACTCACCTTCATACATTGTCGTTTGCAGTTCTGCGTTTGAGGCCACAAACATCTGCTCGCCACTCCAGAACTGGACGAACATAGCTGGAACGGTGGTCAGGTTGGAATAGGTCTGTTCGCCGACATACCAGGTGGTCTTCTCTTCAACATTGTTTTCCATGAAGACCGACATGCAGGTGCCATCGTAGGCCTGATCCACGGTGCACGATGTGTCATCCAACTGAGACAGTTCAGCATTGACCGCATTACCATCTGGAATGAAGTTACCGTAGCAGAGAGGGATGTCAAGGTCGAACTTGAGATCCAACACTGTCATTCCAAAGCCCATCTCACCTGACGAAGCAAGCAGAGGCCAGAAGTCGTAGATGCCGAATGTTTCACCATGATACATCGGCTCTGGATTCAGGCGTTCACGGAATGCGATGGTCACATTCATGTACGTATTGAAGCCGGTAGCCAAGGCACCTGGGATGGCCTGGACACCACCGTTGGTTAGATTCAACCAGCTGATTTCAGGATTCTGCCAGTAGAAGTAACTGTCAGGCTGATTGACTGCACACTGACGTGCCAGGTCGATATGATGTGTCGACGTCGAGAAGTCTGCCTGCAAGTACATGTCTTGCCAGAAGATGCAAGACAACGAAGCATGCGGGTAGGCTGAAACGGTCTCAGTGAGCGATTCACCGGTAAAGATGTTGAGTGAACCGAACGGCTGAGACGGATGTGTCGTCAGCGCCAGACTCAACCAATCGCCGGTTGGATTGACCAGTGCTCCGTCTGCAGTCAGATCAACCTGAGTCGCCAGATTGCTAAGGAACTGCGAGCCTTCGTAGAAGTACCAGTTTTCAAGATTGGAAACAGTTCCAATATCGAATTCAGTACCTTCGTAGGCAATCAGAACCGGAAGTGACTGCTGTGCCGCGATGGTTGCTTGATCGTATTCAGCACCGTCGTAGAATACGAACGACGGACTCCATTGCGGATTCGTGGTGAAGGTTACATCACACTCTGCACCGTCGTAGATCCATGGCTCAAGCTGATATTGTGTGCTCAGTGCAAATGTGTTGACTGCACCATCGTAAAATACGAACGATGGATTCCACGGAGGGTTCGTGGTGAAGGTTACATCACATTCGGCGCCATCTGGGTTGACCAGATCACCATCCGCTGTCAAGACAACAGTCGTTGAAAGACTGCTATCGCATTCGGCGCCATCGTAGAATGTGGTTTGCGGAACTGACCAGAACGGGAATGTTGAAAGTGTTACATCGCACTCGGAACCATCATAGATGACCAGCGCAAAGTCTTCAAATGCGGCAACATCGACGTCCATCTCCGCACCATCGTAGAAGTCGATGATGATGGAGTTGCAACCTGGGCACGTTACAAGATCAGAGGTTCCCCAACCTTCGGTCGATCCGTCACTGAATACGGTGCTGAATTGAAGCGTCGTGCCAAGCGGTGTCGTGAGATACGAACCGTCGTAGGCAACGATGTTTGCAGTGGAGATCGTCCCAGCTGGATGTGTTGTGAATGTGAAGACATTCGTGGCACCGTCAGACGCAACCCAGTCACCATCGCCTGTGAGAACGACTGTGGTGGCCAGAGACGATGCAGCCGAAGAACCTTCATACAACGTCGGCTGAAAGTAGGCGATAACCGTGGTAGTGAAAACGGTATCGCATTCGGAACCTTCATACAGAACCACCGTTCCAAGATCGGTGACCGTATTGTTGGCATTCAGCGCCGAACCGTCGTAGACCGAGACTAGACCAATGGCCTGTGGGCCTTGCTTCGGGGTGAAGTCAAAGACCAGATAATCGGTTGGATTTGGAACGTAGGTCGGGTTCGTGGAACTGATTTCGTTCCAATCGAATATCAGATAATCGGTGGTCGGGGGACTGTATTGTAGGTCGATGGCATACAGATCCACAATCATCGTGGAGCCATCACTCATCGTATCAAACGTGCCAAGAGACACGTCTGTCGAATACGTGGTCGCATTCTGGTAGAGTAATGAGTTCTGGTACGCTGTCACGTAGAAAGTTCAACCAAAGAAAAGGCCGAGTATTTAACTCGGCCTTTTGAGGTTACGTGAATGGCTGCCAACTTCGATAGTTTGGATTGAAGGCAACTGCAAGCACAACGAAGCTTCCTGTTGCACTTGCAAGACCACTTGACGTGATAGTTCCATTCAGATCCGATGTCAACTGCATAGTTGCGACTCGAGCATATTCCCATCGAGAAGCACCATTGTTTTCCTGTGTAATCAAAGACGTGAATCCAGTTGGGGCATTCGGGAGTGTTGAATCATCTCGACCCTGAATAGAAATCAGAAGTGTATTGGATGGAGCCACCAAGGTTCCGGTGGTGCATTCTGATGAACTCGTTACAGCTACACTGGCTGGAAGACCTGTCGATCCACCATCCACGAAAGGATCGGATCCCGCGATAGTGTTGTCTACTGGAACGTAGAAGAATACACCATCGTCAACGTTGCCGCCGCTGATGGCCCAAGTGATGGTTTCTGATGCCAGAGCTGTGGTTGGCTGTGCATACCAGACCGAGACATAGTGATTGCGTGAATTGTAGGTGCAATGATTGGTGGTGTATTGTGTCCAGGTCAGATCAGGTGAAGTGACGCTGCTGACTGCCAAGGAACTGTTCGACGAATTTTCGTAGCAGAGCACCAAGATAAGGAGTGTGTCGTTAAACGACACACTGACTGTAGTTGAACCTGATGCAGTAGATGTGAAGTTTCCTGACGAGGCTGTGCCGGTGGCTGTTGCCATCTGGCCTTTCTGCTGCACATATCCCACGAAGGTTTGTGCCGTGGTATCGAAGTAGAGATCACCATCACCGTAGAAGGTGCTTGGATGCCCCACTCCAAAGTGACATTTCACCCCCCCCCC